GGTTCGCCCCGCGGCTGTTCGAGCGGTACGCAGCGTCGGCGGTTCCATCAACCTTGGGCCAGTCGGTGGGCACGTTCGACGAGAATGAGCGCGAGATCCGCGGCATCCTCGACGCGGTCATGTCCCGCATCCCGGGCCTGTCTGACAACCTCGAGCCCATCCGCAACATCCTCGGTGAGCCTGTGACGCGGGTGAAGGCCCTGGGGTCCGAAGGGACTGCAGGCATCACCGACATGATGCTGCCTCTCGCCTACCGCGAGGTCACGGACGACGTCATTGCCCAGGAGCTGGTGCAGATCCAGCACGGGTTCTCTCCCCCGAGGACGACAAAGGGAGGCATCGACCTTCTGGCCTACCGTAATGCGGCAGGTCAATCGGCCTACGACCGCTGGTCCGAGCTGCACGGCGAGGTCAAGCTCCGAGGGCAGACCCTCCGTGAGGCACTCACCCGGACGATCAAGTCACGCGCCTACCAGCGCCTGCCTGTCCAGTCCACTCCCACGGTCGAGACGCCTCGCCGAGCGCGGCTGTCGTCGATCATCAATGCGTACCGCCGGAGGGCGTACGAGCAGGTCAAGAGAGAGTTCCCTGACCTGCAACTCGCTGACCGAACCCTCGCCCGAGAGCGCCGTCTGGCGGCCCTGGGCCAACTCTAGTCCCATCCTATGGCAACCGGCCTATCCTTCGTCACTTACTCGGGCGTCGCCGCCCAGCAGGTCTACACAATCACCTTCCCCTCCCTCCGCGCTGACCACGTCTTCGTGGACATCGACGGGGTGAACACCGCTGACATCACGGTGAACACCGCCCGGACGGAGGTCACGATCAACACCCCGGCGATCGCGGGAGGCGAGTTCATCAAGGTCTACCGGACCACCCCGAGGACGCAGGCCGGCAGGCTGGTGGACTTCGAGGCCGGCTCGGCCATCACCGAGGCGGACCTCGATACCACCTACCTTCAGCTCCTGTACATCGTGCAAGAGTCCCTAGACGAGGGGACACTGTCCCTACAACGGGGCGACGACGGGAGCAACCTGTGGGACGCTGAGGGCAGCCGCATCATCAACGTCGGAGACCCGGTCGACGACCAGGATGCGGTGACCAAGGCGTTCCTCGACTCCGCGCTCGTCGACAACGGCAACCTGCCGACCGTGGATGGGGACGACAACGACAGCATGCTGCTCGTGGTCGCAGGGGAGTGGGCCGTCGCAGACGAGGCCGCCATCAAGACCGCACTAAACATCACCGACGGCGGCCTGGGAGCGATGGCCGTCGTCGAGTGGTCGGACGGCTCCGTCTGGCAAGACTCCACGATCACCTCCGGCACGGAGGGCAGCAACGCCTCCTTCCCTGACCGCTCTGCCGCCCGCCTGACTCCCGTCGCCATCTCGGAGGAGTTCAACAACGCGGGAGCGGAGATCGCTATCGACGCTGGGAACAAGGAGGTCGACCTCGGCTCCGGGGTGTGGCGGATCACTGCCGACATCGTCATCGTGGGCGACGCTGAGACCAGCCCCCCGACCGTCCAGTGGGCCGTCACAGACACCACGGACAACACGGGAATCGGGCACGCGAACACCATCTACATCCTCGGCGAGCACAGTGAAGTCGCTGACACCACGCCCGACACCCAGCACTACATGCAGACGAAGACGATCATCATCGACTTCGCCTCCGCTACCTCGCTCTGCCTGCGTATGGGCTCGAGCGGGACGTCCACCTCGCAACGTAACTGCCGTATCCTGTTCGAGCGGCTAGGCCCCACCGGCTCCTAACACCCTACCACCATGCCCCTTACCGGAACCCAGACCGTCCGCACCCACCGCGCCGCCACCGCCGCCGAAGACGGGGACGTCTTCTACGTCCGCCCACCCCATGGGGACATCCGCTTCGCGGTGAACACCTCAGGCACCGTCACGACCCTTGGTTTCTCTATCGAAGGACGAGTCGATGAGAACGAGGCCTGGACGGAGATCACGACAATCGCCCAGGGCGACCTCGACGGAAGCGGCAACTACGTCTCGGGCCTCATCAAGACCTGGCCGCAGATGCGCACCCGCGTCACCTCCCTGTCCGGCGCGGGCGCCACCGTTGAGGGCTGGGTCTGGTACGGAGCGTAGACCATGGACGCCCACGAGAAGACGCTTCGCGACCTGTTCGGCACGCTCCACCGCGAACTGGTCGAGCAGCTGATCCAACGTGTCCGAGACAATGAGTGCCCCGCCGCCGTCATGAAGGAGGCGCGCGAGATGCTCAAGGACAACCATATCACCGACGCGGGGAAGCGCCTAGACTCCCCCATCCGGCGGCTCGCTGACGAGCTGCCCTTCCAGGACCCTGACGAGAATATCGCGTGAGAGTACGAGAGCAGCAGCCTGAGGACAACGTCTTCGACCTTGATCCTTTGAAGAAGGACTTCCGCAACTTCCTCTGGGTTGTATGGAAGCGCCTGAACCTCCCGTCTCCCACGAAGGTCCAGTACGACATCGCCTCGTACCTCCAGCACGGCCCCCGGCGCCTCATGATCGAGGCGTTCCGGGGCGTCGGCAAGAGCTGGATTACCTCAGCCTTCGTCGTCTGGCTGCTGCTCAATGACCCGACCTGCAACATCATGGTCGTCTCCGGCTCCAAGGACCGGGCGGACGACTTCTCGACGTTCACCATGCAGCTGCTCGAGGTCATCCCCGAGATCGGTCACCTACTGCCGAAGGACCCGATGCGCTGGTCCAAGATCGCCTTCGACGTCGAGGGCGCCATCGCCAGTCACGCGCCCTCTGTCAAGAGCCGCGGGATCTTTGGCCAGCTCACGGGCGGGCGCGCGGACGTCATCATCGCTGACGACATCGAGACTCCGAAGAACAGCGAGACCCAGGTCCAACGTGAGAAGCTGTCCGGCCGCGTGAAGGAGTTCGACGCGGTCCTGAAGCCTGATGGGCGGACCATCTACCTGGGCACGCCCCAGACCGAGGACTCCATCTACAACCTGCTCCCCGAGCGGGGGTACGAGGTCAGGATCTGGCCGTCGCGCTACCCGCGGAAGGAACAGCTGCCCGGCTACGGGGACCGCCTGGCCCCCATCATCGCGGAGGCCTTGGACGAAGACCCTGCCCTCGAGTGGACGCCCACCGACCCGGAGCGGTTCGATGACGTCGACCTCGCGGAGCGGGAGGCGTCCTATGGGCGGAGCGGGTTCGACCTCCAGTTCCAGCTCGACACTTCCCTGGCGGACCACAACCGCTACCCCCTGAAGCTGGCCGACCTCATCGTCATGGACCTCGACACGGAGGTCGGGCCGGCGAAGGTTGTCTGGGGCGGCAGCCCCGACCTCGCCATCAGGGACCTCCCCAACGTCGGCATGCAGGGGGATCTGTTCCACCGGCCCATGGCGATCCAGGGGGACTACATGCCCTACGATGGCGCAGTCATGGTGGTCGACCCCTCTGGCCGCGGTAATGACGAGACGGCATGGGCCGTCGTCAAGCGCCTGAACGGCCAGCTGTTCCTGCTGGAATGCCAGGGCGTCCGCGGGGGCTACGAGCAGGAGACGCTCGAGCTGCTCGCCAGGCGCGCTGCGTTCCACAAGGTCCCGCTGGTCCTCACGGAGCCCAACTGGGGCGGGGGGATGTTCTCCCAGCTCCTGCGGCCGGTCATGAACCGCATCCACCGCTGCCGCGTGGAGGACACCGTCTGGTCCCAGCAGCAGAAGGAACGGCGCATCGCCGACACCCTCGAGCCCATCCTCAACAGCCACCGGCTGATCGTCAATACGACGGTCGTCAAGACCGACGCGAGGACCGCGTCCGCCACCGACGCCCAGTCGGGCCTCTGGCGGCAGCTGTTCTACCAGATGACCCGCCTGACCCGACAGCGGGACAGCCTAAAACACGACGACAGGCTTGACGCCCTGGCCCTCGGTGTGGGACACTGGGTCCAGTCGCTCGCAGCGGACGTCGATGACGCCGTGCGGATCGCCCGTGAGCGGGCCGCCGCCGAGGACCTGAGAACATTCTTCGACAATACCATCGGCAGGAAGCCGGACAAGCCGTCCTTCCTCCGCGTACCGCAGCACCAGAAACGCAAGTGAACCGCCTGATCTACAGCTACTACCTCCTCCGTTTCCGCCTGCTCACCTACCTCGAGGACCGAGCAGCAGCCTTCCTCCGCTCCCGCGACTACCTGGTCGTCCGCTACGAGGGCTTCCACGAGTCGGTCATGAACAGCGCCCGCCGCGGTACCCTCTCGCAGGAGACCTGGCGAGACCTGGAGCAGGCCCAGCGCGACCCTGAAGCCGGGGAGAAGTTCCGCGAGATTCTCGGGACCAGCCGCTGACAGCCTGGTACAGTTCCAAGGTCAACAGGCCGAACCACGGCCCACAACCCCCTACACCCCAGCAGCATGAAGTTCTCCATCCCGGGCCTCAACGAGTCCGACCTGTCCTTCAAGGCCCGAAAGGCCATGCAGGACCACCTGGCCCATATCGACCAAGAAATCGCCGCCGCCCGAGAGGACGGCATCAAGCAAGGCCTCGCCGCGGACGACAGCAAGGCGAAAGAGCTGGCCCTGCTCATGGCATCTGACAACCAACGCCTGCGGAGCAAGGTCATCCAACTCCAGCACGGCTCCAAGGCCGAGCCGGACGAAGAGATGCTCACCGCTTGGCGGAACGAGCTGTACCAGCTCCACCGGGACGGGCAGGCCACGGAAGCCGCCCTGGACTCCATCCTCCTCGCTGCCTACTGGTACGGCTTCGGCTACCGGAAGCAGGAGACCGAGGAGTTGGCCGCCCTCCGCGACGAGGTCGCCCGCCTGAAGGACAACGTGGTCACCGCCGAGGTTGAGGTCAACCTTGACGACGAGGAGGACACCGATGATTCCTGACCCCCAAGACACCATCGACGCCCTCGAGCGAGAGGTCCGCGACGCCCACGAGGCGCTCGAGTCCCTCCAGCAGCAGCTGACCAAGTCTAACCAGACCATTGCCCAGCTCCAGCGCGCTCTATGGCGCGTCCTCGACCTCCCGAGCGAGCAGTTGGAGGAGGGGCCCCGATGATCTCCACCCTCACCACCTGGGTCATCACGCTCACCGTTGCCGGCCTAGCCGTCGGCCTGATCTGTGTCTTCGCCGCCGTTACAGGCGTCGTCGTTGACATCATGGACGACGCAACCCGCCGCTGACCGCCAGGAGCGCGCGCTTGAGGACCTCCAGTCTGAGCTGCGGGACCTGGAGTCCCGGTAGCCCCCTACACCTCCTCCCTGAGAACAATGCCTACCTCTATCCCCCCGAAACTCGTCACCTCCCGTCTTCCTCTCGTCGTCGGTCGGTACGTCACCATCACCGAGGAATGCCCCTACACCGTGCCGGCGGGGAAGATCCTTCTCGTCACCGGGCTGGGCGTGAACCAGGTCAGCACCCCTGGCGACCTGCTCGTCGACCCCGCCTGTGAGATCCGCGACGGTGAAGCCGTCCTCGCGCGCCTCGAGGCCCGCCTGTTCTGGCGGAACGTCACGGGAGAAGCGGAGCAGGACCTCGTCGCTGGCGCCGTCGTCCTCGGGGTCCTCGAGGACGCATAGGCCCCGTACACCCTGACGGCCGCGAGAGCGGCCGGCCCGGCGGCTGTCGCCGCCGTGATGGCCCTCAGGGCCCCTCCCCCTCACCTCCTCTCCACAATGCCCGACCTCAGCTTCTCAAAAGACGCCCCCAACCTCGTCTCCCTCGGCTCCCGCCAGCCCGGCGACTTCGTCCGCCTGGCCTCCGGCGCCTGGATCGTCCTCGCCCAGGATGGCGCGGCCGGCATGGCCTCGGTCCGCCGCGTGACGGATGGCCTCGTGGACTCCAAGCCCCAGACCGAGGAGGGCGAGGCCCTCCAGCTGGACAGCGCGGCGTTCACGGTCCTGTAGGCCGTCCTCCACCGACTCCCAGACAGGGAGGGCCCTCAGAGGTCTCAGGACCCTACAGGGCCCTCCCGCCCCAGAAACCCTCTCCACACGACTCCCAGCAGCAACATGAGCAGACCTCCTCTCTGGCGCCCAAAGCGCCCTGAACAGACCTGGATCACCCGCCATCCTGGCAGGGCCCGGGCGATCTACTACAAGAACAGCCGCGCAGGGGCCATCGCGGCTAAATGCGTCGACTGCGCCGGCTCCGCCCGGGAGGCCGCCCTGTGTCCGTGCGAGGACTGTCCCTTGTGGACCATGAGGCCCGGGGCGGAGAAGGGGGTCCTGCCGGACGGGGCGCCCCGGGAGGCCCAGTTGAAGGCCCTCGTGGAGACCCCGCAGGACGAGCGTCCCGTCTGAGGTCTGGGAACCCGCTCCACAACGGCTTTAGCGCCGGAAGTCCTCCAGGAGGTCCCAGGGGTCTCAGGAGGGCCTCCGGCGCTAAAGTCGTTCAGGGACGGTTTAGGGCCCCCTCTCTCTCAGACTCCACCAGCCGCGCTCTCCCGGCGTTTCGGCCCCGGCCGGCCCCTGGGTCGAATGGGCCACCGATCGTCCGGGAGAGCGCAGGAGAGAGCGTCTCTGTCTCTCTCAGGGACCCCCCCCCCCTTCCGCTGGGAATCCAGGGCGTGCAGGACCCTAACGGGACCCGAACAAACATTTAGTTCACGTACTGCCGAATACAACCTCCGTTCGGCGCGCATCATCCACGTCACCGCCCCCTCCGTTGGGCCCCTTCCGTTGGGAATCCAGGGCGTGCAACGTCCGCGAAGCGGACGGGCCCTAGCCGCATGCGGCGGGAGCAGGACCCTAACGGGACCCGAACAGACATTTAGTTCACGTACAGCCCAATACAACCTGCGTTCGGCGCGCATCATTCACGTCACCGCCCCTGTGGGGGTGACGATCCTTCTCGCAGCCTTTCTGCCAGTTCAGGCTCCCTGCTCCTAACCCCGTAGCAGGTCGAATAAGCCTATTCCGCGGTGGCAACTCGACGGTGACCGAACAGCCTCAAAAGGCGGTTTCGGAACCCCGAAGGGGAGAAACTCCCCTAGGGAGACTAGGGGTCCTAAGGGCCCTAAGGGCCCTGCCGATTGGTCCGCCGTTCGGAACGAACGGTGGAGCACCGTTAAGGGGGAGGTGCTTAGAGTATCCTTCTGTAGGTATCCATCTCTCTCCCTGTACAGGTTCTGAAGGGCCTTGTAGGCCCTAAGGGCCCTTAGGGCCCTAAGGGGAGTAACAACACCGCCTTCGGCGGTGAATGACATCCCAAACAGGAGTGATTGAGGGAGGGAACTCAACAAACATCCGTCAAGGCGCTAAACCCCGGCTTGGGCTGGTGCCAGCAAGCTGGCACCGAGGAGAGAGCTTCGCAGGGAGAGGACAGCGTAGCTGGGCCTCTCGGGCAAGCTGGGGCCTCGAGATGACCTTACCTGGGAGAGAGCAGCGTCTATGAGCGCAGTTCCGGGACTCAGGAGGGACCTCATGGGCCTGCTCTAGCCCAGAGGTTCCTAGGTGATGTCCTGCGGCATCCCCCATCCCTGTCCCTGTCCCTCCTCCTCCTCAGCCCTCCCGCTCATGCGCCTCATCTCCCACATCCAGGTCCTTCAGTTCTCGATCCCCGTCTATGAGGACCCCGTCCTCCGCATAGAGGACGACCTCGGGACGACAGAGTTCGTCCCGGAGCTGGCCATCCGCATCCACCCAGACCTCCGCTCCGACCAGCGTGGGACGGTCATCCTTCACGAGGCGATCCACGTTCTGGACCACCTCCTCGGGCTCGACCTCACCGAAGCCCAGACACGAGCCCTCGAGGTCGGCATCCCGGCCCTCCTGCTCGACAACCCCACACTTCGCCGCCGAGTTCTCCGCCGTGGAGGACCGCGGACGAAGCCCACCCCTCAATCCACCAAGACCCGTGCCCGAAGACAAACAACCCTCCCCGCGGAGATCGCGGAAGTCGTCGAAGAGCGGTCCCGTGAAAGCCTCCCGGATGGGGATGGCTGAGCCCGCTGCTGACCGCATGTCCAAGCTCGAGGCTGAACAAGCCGCCGAGAAGGACCGCCTCGCTGCTGAGATGGCCAAGGAGCGCGCCGAAGCCCGCGCCAAGGCCGCCGCCGAGGCCGAAGCCCACCGCGCCGAGCTGCTCAAGAAGGTCCGCCCGGCCGCGACCCGCCTCCGTGAAGCCGCTGAGGAGGTCGCCGCCCTCGCCGATGAGGTCGGGCCCTGTCCCCTCGACCCCGAGGACGTCGTCCCGCTCCGCACCGCCCTCCGGGGCCTCCGCGCTGCCGGCCGCCGCCTCAGGTGGTCGCTACGAATCTGATCCTGTCCTGAGAGGGGCGTCACCCCCGCCCCTCTCCCCAAACACACCCCCTCTCATGTCCCGTCCCCACGGCCCGTCCTCCTCCCGCCTTGGTGAGCGCCTGTCCTCGCTCGAGTCGACCCTCACCACCTTCATTCGGGAGTCCCGACGCCGGGACGAGGAGACAGACAGCCGCATCGACAAGCTCGTGGCGACGCTCGAGGAGCGCTCCCGGACTCCGTGGCGCCTCGTACTGGGGTTCCTGGCCTTCGCCATCACCGTGGTAGGCCTCGCCGCCCAGCCGTTCCTGTCGGATGTCGCCCAGGTGCAGGACACGCTCTCGGATCACCGGGAGCGGCTCCACCAGCACGACCTCGAGCTGCTCCGGCTGGGCCTTCAGGGCCCGTCAGGACTCGCTGACGCTCGTCTGACGGGCATCCAAGAGGAGCCTGTGGGCCCTCCGGACCCTGACGCCCTCGAGGACTTCGATCCCGCCGTGACCGACGCCGCCGCCCTGGTCTGGGCGAACCACCTGCTCCTCGAGGCCCGGATGGACATTGGGTTCGGCGTGCCTGTCGGGGTTGTCATTGGCGGGAACCCGCCTGGGACCCTCGGGGCCACCTACAACCTAGGCCCCGGCGGCTTCCTGATCCGTCTGCAGTCCGGGATGGGTCGTCAACTCCTGTTCACCGTCCTCGCCCACGAGCTGGGCCACGTCCTGGCACCTGACTGGACCGCTGACGGAGGCGGCCATGGGGACGCCTGGGGCATTGAGCAGGCCCGGGTCGTCCGCGCACTGCTGGATCTGGGCGAGTTCGCACCAGCGGGCCGCTGACGGTCCCAGGAACCCGCTCCAGACGGTGTTTCAGGCGGAAGTCCTCCCAGAGGTCCCAGGGGTCTCAGAGGGCCCTCCGCCCAAAACACTGCCCTGAGAGGGTTCCCAGACCCCGGCGGCATTTCCGGCGGAAAAGTTCGAGGGGGTATACGTCATGTTAGCCGCGCGCGTTCCCCCCTTGGGGGTCGAAGAGGGCCCCCCCCGGGGTCCTTCGCGCGCGAATCCACGCGCGAATCCAGGGACGCGCGCCCGGAAAGGGGCTTCCTGGGGCCACCAGGGCCCATTTCGATCGCTTTCCCTAGGCGATTGAACGCCGATGGCGGGTCCTGAGGGGCCCGTCAAGGTCGTCAGGGAGGCACAAGATGTAGGGGGTGGGGAGTGTGGAGTGTGGATATGTAGTAGGATTCGGCCCTCTTTTGCTCCATTGTTACGGGATCGTAACACCGATGTCCTGCTACGTGAACAGGCCCACCAGGCCCAACGTCCGCGAAGCGGACGGGCCCCCGCCGCACGCGGCGGGAGCACCAGGCCCAACGTCCGCGAAGCGGACGGGCCCCCGCCGCACGCGGCGGGAGCACCAGGAGCACCGGACCAAGTAAGCCCGAGATTCCGCTTGACATCCTTCCAGGATCGGGTACTCTCCCCTGCAATCGAGGAGCGACACCCGCGCCTCACTACCTAAGCGACACCATGTATCAGACGACGTACCCCGCCATTGTCCAAGCCTTCCAAACGCTCACTCTCGTTGACGGGGACGAATGGACGACGACCCTGGTCAATCTCGTCGACCGCTTCGGCGCGGACGCCGTCGACTCCGCCACGTCGACCCTAGCGGACGACGGGGACCTAGAATTCGCGTGGGAAATCCGCGGCGCGCTGGCTGCGCTAGAGTTCGAGGCGGAGACCGCTTCGCGCACTGGCAATCCGTGGGACACCATGAATGCGGAGATCGTGAGCCTTCGCCGGACTATCCTCGGAGCGCTCCTCAACGAGGCGGGCGACCCGTACGATTCCGACGCGCGGCTGGGATGGGATGCCATCGGTCGGCGCTAGGGTCGCTCGAATCCGCTCAAGTTCACCGTCCATCAGGTACGATAGGTCCATCATGCGACACAATCTCACACTCCTTCCGCCCTTGCACGCGCCCGCGCATCCTGTCCCGGCTCTGCCGGTACACTACCGAGTAGTGATCCTCGACGACGGATTCGGCCAACCGATGACGTGGATCGAGACCGATGACGTAGACGACGCGCTCGACGCGCTTGTGACCGCCGGCATCGCGTTCGGCGCTGACGCCACGCGCTTCGACGTGCTCGACGGCGCGCCGGGCGATTGGATCGTAGGGGCCCGTTAAGTGCGACGATCTCTCACGCTCTACGGGTCGGCCGTTGTGATAGGCCTCACACTCTCCGCGCTGGTCGTTCTGGCCGGCTAATCTCAAGCGACAGGAGCTTCGCTACGTGGTCCGAATGCTGTGCACGCGATTCGGTGTCGAGTACGCCGCCGACAACAACAACAACAGGAGCTAATCATGGAACAGTCAGCAGCTAATATCGGACCGGACGCGAAGGTCTACGGGGCCGCGCAGGTCTCCGGGGCCGCGCAGGTCTGCGGGAACTCGAAGGTCTGCGGGGCCGCGCTGGTCTACGGTGACGCGTAGGTCTACGGGGCCGCGCGTGTCT